ACTACAAGTTTTAGATGGTGGTGCTAAGTTTGTAGTTCAATCTGGAGATGCTTTAAAAGTAATATCAGACACAGCTTCATCATTAGATGTTTGGGTATCAACAGTAGACGCAATTAGTTCATAGGAGAAATAAATGCCTTTTATTGGAAATCAACCAGCATTAAGTTACACAAGTTTTGCTAAGCAAGACTTTACTACAAGTGCGACTACATCTTACACACTTGACCAACCTGTAGCTAACGCAAATGAATTAGCATTATTTATAAACTTTGTAAGACAAGAACCTACAACTGCTTATACTGCATCTGGTACTACACTAACTTTAACAAGTGCTACATCTGCATCAGATGATATGTACTGTGTGTTTTTAGGTAAAGCTGTTCAAACAGTAAATCCTCCAAATGGTTCTGTTGGAAGCTCACAAGTAGCATCATCTATAATTACTGGTCAAACTGCTGAAACTTCTATTGCTACAGATGATTTAATTTTATTATCAGATACTTCTGCTTCTGGTGCATTAAAAAAAATGACTAGAGCAAACTTTGTATCTGGTATTGGTGGAAATAATACACCTAACTTTTGGATTTACAAATCAGCAAATCAATCAATTTCTAATATGACAACTACCAAAATAGCTTTTGATAGTGCTGTGATTGACACTGCAAGTGGATTGGCAAGTAATAAATGGACAGTTCCTGTAGGTTCGGCTGGAACATATTTTTTGACTGCTAAATATATTTGGTCTGGAACTTGGACTGCAAGAATTGTAATTTATATTAGTAAAAATAGTAGTGGTATCTTTGGTATGCAAGCACACAAAGAAAGTGTTGATGGTGGAATTCATGTAAACGGAATTGCAACACTAGCTGAAGGAGATGAGCTTGAAGTTGAAATTTATCAAGATAGTGGATCATCAAGAGACATAGTCGGTGGTTCTTTATGGAACTCTTTATCAGGATTTAAATTAATATAGGATAAATTATGGCAATAACAAAAATACAATCTGAAAGTCTTAACCTAGCAGACGACTTTGCATTTACTGGTACGATTACTGGTGCTGGAGAAAGTAATACTCCATATTTTAAAGCAAGTAATAATGCAAACTGGTCTTTTTCTTCTAGCGTAACAACTAAAATGAGAATGAATTTAGTTGCTTTTGAAAGTAACGCTGGAAGTTTTAATACATCAAATTATAATTTTACAGTTCCATCTGGAGAAGGTGGTAAATATTATGTTAATTATAGTTTCTGGTTAAACGCATCTACAAATGCTCATGCTATGGGATTTATTTTTGTAAATAATGCAGAGAGAATTTGGAGCAACCAAACAAATCAAGCTAGTTATTCTGCAAATGTTTTTGTATCTGCTGCTGGAATTGTAAATGTATCTGCTGGAGATACTATAGATTGCAGATGTTTTTATAATACTGGTTCTCCAGTATTACAAGGTAATACTTATACTGATGGAAGATACAGTTTTTTTGAAGGATTTAAAATTACATAAAATTAAGGAGGTAAAACTATGGCACAACTAAGTACAAAAATAAAAGAATACTGCAAAGCTAATGGAGTTAGTAATGTAGATTTTTTAAATGATGTTAAGTTGCAAGACGACAGTAATGGTCAAGGTGTTTATATAGCTGAATGGAATTTAGATATTGCACAACCAACTGACGCACAACTAGCATCATATGAAACTGCTGCAAATACTGCTGAAGCTAATGCTCAAGTAGATGCTGCAAGACGACAAGCCTATGGTTCTTGGGGAGATCAGTTAGATGAAATCTACCATGACATTGAGGCTTGGAAAACTAGAATACAAGGAATTAAAAATAATAACCCTAAGAGTTAATAAATGGCATATATAGGAAAACAACCAGTAATAGGAAACTTTCAGAAGTGTGATGCTATATCTGTAGTTAATGGTCAAGCTGCATACACCTTACAAGTAGGAGGTAGTAATGTATCTCCACAATCTGAGAATCATATGCTGGTTAGTCTAAATGGAATTTTACAATCTCCAACAGATTCATTTACTGTATCTGGTTCAACAATAACTTTTGCATCAGCTCTATCTACTGGTGATGTCATAGACTTTGTAATGATATTAGGTAATGTATTAGACTTAGGAGTTCCATCAGATAATACTGTTTCACTTGCTAAACTAACAGCAACAGGAACTAAAGATGCTACAACCTTTTTAAGAGGAGATAATACTTTTGATACACCACCTTTAGGTGGAATTACAGAATTTGATATGTTTAGACTTAGTGCTGAATTTCAAGGTAATGCACTACCAATTAGTAGTAATTTAGAAAGATGTAATACAAACAGTTTTGAAAAAATTGGAACAGGAATGACTGAGAGTTCAGGAATATTTACTTTTCCATCAACAGGAAAATATTATGTAATATTTAATACTTTAGCAAGAAATGCACAAAGTAGTGGAGAAAGACATCATCAAGCTCAAATTATGACTACTCTAAATAATTCTACTTATTCTGAAGCTGGACAAGCATCATCTAACATAGGTTACTACAGTAGTTCTGTTAATAACCTTCAAAGTTCAATAACAAGTATTTTTTTTGATGTTACTGATACAAGTACACATAAAGTTAGGTTTGATGTTTATGCAAATGGAAATAGTAACACATATACTGTTGGACATCCTTCAATTAACAACACTACTATGACTTTTATAAGAATTGGAGATACATAAAATGAATGATCAAAAATGGTTAAATTTAGCTTTAGCATCTATGCACTCTGGACAATGGTTTGGATGGAAAAAAGAAGATGACAATGGAAATAAAATTTCTAACGATCAAAGAATGACTTATGAAAATATTATTGTAATAAAAGATGGAATTACAAAACCAACTGAAGCAGAAGTAAATGCAAAGATACAAGAATTAAAAGATGCTGAACAAGCAGCAGTTGATAAAAAAATATCTGGCAAACAAAAACTTTTAGACTTAGGTTTAACTGAAGAAGAAGTAAAAGCATTGATAGGAGTTTAACATGGCTTTAGCTTCGTTATACTTCGCTAAAGAAATGAGAGGTATCTCATGGCTCTAAAGTACGCAGTAAATAATTCATTAAGTGCAATCACTAGCTTACCTAGTTCAATATCTGGTGGTGCATTAAATCTTATCTCTACCCAAACAGCAAGTGGAAGTGCAACAATAGATTTTACATCTGGGATAGATTCAACTTATGATTCTTATGTGTTTAAGTTTATAAACATACACCCATCAAATGCTCAAGATTTATCTTTTCAAACATCAACTAATGGTGGTTCTAGTTATGGTGTTACTGCTACTACAACAAATTTTAGAGCATATCATGATGAGGGAGATACTGCTACTGCTTTAGTATATACCTCTGCTGTTGATTTAGCACAAAGCACTAATTTTATATTATTAAATTATGGTAGTACAGGAACAGATAATGATGATAATTGTGTTGGAACTTTAACTTTATACAATCCTAGTAGCACAACATTTGTTAAGCATTTTATTTCTACAACAAATACAAGTATTGGATATTCAATTCAAAATTTTACTGCTGGATATTTTAATACAACATCAATAATAAATGCAGTTCAATTCAAAATGTCATCTGGCAACATAGATGATGGCATAATCAAAATGTATGGAGTATCTTAATGCGTAACACTTGCAAAGGAGCTTGCTCATGGCACTAGTTAAGCACAATAACAATTCAATATCTAATCTAACTTCTGCTGGACAACTTGCACAAGGTAAGATGACTTTAATATCTGAACAAACTGCAAGTGGTAGTGCTTCAATATCATTTACAAGTGGAATAGATAGTACTTATCCTATTTATAAGTTTGAGTTTATTAATATCCACCCAGCTAATGATAATGTTAATTTTGTTTTTAATGGCTCTACTGATGGTGGTAGCAATTATAATGTTACTAAAACAACTACATTTTTTAATGCTGAACATAGAGAAGATGGTGGAGATAATGGTTTATATTATGATGGCACAGGAAGTTTAGATTTAGCACAATCAACTTCATATCAACCTTTAACAAGACAAATAGGAAATGATAATGACCATAGTTGTTCTGGTTATTTACAAATATTTAATCCATCATCAACTACTTATGTAAAACATTTTTTATCAAGATGTAGTAATATAAAAAATTTAGCAACAGATTATATGAATGATAATTTTTCTGCTGGGTATTTTAACACTACATCAACAATAAACGCAGTAAGATTTCAAATGAGTTCTGGTAATATAGATTCTGGCACAATAAAATTATATGGAATAAAAGGAGATTAATGAGTTTAATTAAGCTAAACGACAGAGCAGTAAAAGATGTAACTCAATTTGGTTCTATAAGTTCATTGGGTAGTTTAGTTCATATCTCAACTGCTACTGCTAGTTCTAGTCCTAGTATAGAGTTCACATCTGGTATTGATAGTACATATAAGGAATATGTTTTTTATTTTGTGAATATGCACCCACAAAATAGTGGTGCTAATGCTCTTTTTGAATTTCAAGGAAGTACAGATGGTGGAAGTTCTTATGGTGTAACAATTACTTCAACAGCATTTTTTACTTATCATAACGAAGCTGATACAATAACCTCATTAAGTTATGATGTGAATGATGATTTAGCACAATCTACCAGTTTTCAACATTTATGTAATAGAACACATAATGATAATGATTCATCTATGGTTGGTTTTTTGCATTTATTTAATCCATCAAGTACAACTTATGTTAAACACTTTATGGCTAATTGTAATTCAATGCATGAAAACCCAATGCCATTAAATGAAAGAGTTGCTGGATATTTTAATACGACATCAGCTATTGATGGAATAAAATTTCAATTCAACACAGGCAACATAGATGCTGGTCAGATATTGCTATTCGGAGTAAATTAATTTATAAGGAGAACATTATGCACAAATTAGTAAATGGAATAAAAGTAGATTTAACAGCAGAAGAAATTGCACAAAGACAACAAGATGAAATTGCTTGGAACAATGGTGCATTTGATAGAGCTATGGCAGATTTAAGACAAAGAAGAAATACTTTGTTATCTGCTAGTGATTGGACACAACTACCAGACAATACTTTAACAACTGCTGAAAAAACTGCTTGGATGAATTATAGAACTGAACTTAGAAATATTACAAATGGTTTAACAACTGTTGAAGATGTTAAAGCTGTAGCATTTCCAACTAAACCTGCTTAATGTCTTGTAATAATGTAAACTTTGAACACCCTTTTGATCTTAATGTTTCTAGTGGAGCTTTATCCCCTAGCTACAAACAAGTCTATAAATTTGGACAAAATGCAGTTGTTGGAAATAGTATGGAAACTATTTGGCAACAAGGAGGAATTTATTCTTATCCACCAAGTGCATCTACTATGACTGTGTCTAGTTCTGATGTAAATGATACCTCTGCTGGAACAGGCGCAAGAACTGTTTTAATTTCTGGATTAGATGCAAGTTATAATGAAGCTAGTGAAACTATAACTTTAAATGGTCAAACAGCAGTTACTACAGTTAATACTTATATTAGAATGAATAGAGCTATAGTTC